TCCAGCTCCTCCTGTAGCACCTTTGTCTCCTGCTGAGCCTGTAGCACCTTTGTCTCCAGCTGCTCCTGTAGTACCAGTAGCACCTTTCTGTCCTTTATCTCCAGTTGGTCCTGTTGGTCCAGTAGCTCCTTGAGTTCCTTGTGGTCCTGTAGGTCCTGTAGGTCCAGTATCACCTTGAGGTCCAGCTGCTCCTTGAGCACCTTTATCTCCTGCTGCTCCTGTAGCACCTTTATCTCCTGCTGCTCCTGTAGACCCTCCTGCTCCTGTAGCACCTTTGTCTCCAGCAGGTCCAGCAGGTCCTGTACTTCCTTGAGGTCCTTGTGGTCCAGTTGGTCCTGTAGGTCCTGTAGCACCTTGAGTTCCTGTAACTCCTTTATCTCCTCCTGCGCCTACTTCTCCCTTTTGACCTTTATCACCAGCAGTTCCTTGAGACCCACCTGCTCCTGTAGCACCTTTGTCTCCTGCTGCTCCATCAGGTCCTGTAGCACCTTGAGCTCCTGTAGGTCCTGTAGCACCTGTAATTCCTTGTGGTCCTGCTTCACCTTGAGCACCTTGAGCACCAGTTCCTCCTTTGTCACCAGTTACTCCTTGTGGTCCAGTTGCTCCTGTAGCTCCTTTAGCACCTGTTAATCCTTGAATACCTTGAGGTCCAGTTGCTCCTTGAGCTCCTTGTACACCTTGAGGTCCGTTTTCTCCTTTTTGTCCTTGTGGTCCAGCAGCGCCTACTTCTCCTTTATCGCCCTTCTGACCTTTTTGACCTTTATCTCCTTGTGGTCCTGTAGCACCCTGTGCTCCTTTGTCACCTGCTGCTCCTGTAGCACCCTTTTGTCCTATTTCTACAATGGCTGGACTAAGGCCACCTTTTTTAGTAAATAATTTACCATCTGCTGTATTTATTGCTAGTTCTCCTAACTCTAAGTCGCTTACTGTAGGTACATCTGAACCTTTTGCGCTACGCTTGTGGTAAATTCGATTTGCCATTATCTAAGACCCGTAAGTCCCTCCATCTATAACAGTACCATCAATTGTAACTGTACTGTCAGACGCATTTAATGCAAATGCTAATATGTCTATATCGTCATAGTCTCCATCATCATCACTGTCTCTTTGGAATCTTATTACTGCGTTATTTTGTTCTCCACCCGGATATCCTATTCTTACTCTACTTTCTGGCATTATTGCTCAACCTCCAACTTATAATCATTTCGTCTTCCTACTACTATCCATTCACATGACCATGGGCCATCTATTGCATCTGCACTTGTTTTAACTTCAAACATATTCTTATGTTTTTCTACTAACCATACATTATAATTACCATGTGGTGTTAGTGAAACTGTATAATCAGATACTAACTTCCCCCAATATGCTGGTAAAGGAACTTCATCTGTAATGTGATTAGATTTTAATGTACCTCTTTGATACATACCAAACTCAGGTCCTTCTAAAGTACCATGTACTAATCTCATATTCTTCTTAATTGGATGTGGTATATCGAAAGATTTGGTATCTGCTTTAAAGTGTCCATTACATTGAATGGCTGGATTACCTGTAGAAGGTCCTCCGTATACTATTAAATTAGTAGTACCTGCTCCACTTTGGTCTGTCTGATTACCTGCATCACCTATAGTTAAAGCACCAGTCATACTGTCTCCAGCTATTTGTACGAATTTATCTCCTAATGCTATTTGTTGTCCACTTAGTGATAAAGCACTTGCTGTATTTGTACCTAATGTTACTGGAGCATGTGAACTATGTGCTAGGTCGAAAGTAGAACTTCCGTCGGAAACTTGCCACTTATCATCAGTCTCATTCCATATAATCTGTGAATCTGTAGAACTTCCTCTTTCTACTGTAATACCTGCATTAACTGAAGGTGCTGTATCAGAAGCTAAATCAGAATTCAATAATATGTTAGAATCTTTAATATTAACTGTTTCGGATAGAGTGGTAGTAGCTGTTCCTACTACATTCAAGTTTCCACTAATAGTAGTAGTTGCTCCACTTGAACCTATCGTTACTGTTCCTCCGCTAGTATTTAATTTTAATTCGGCAGCTGCTGCGCTACCATCTCTTGCCTGTATTTTGTCTACACCAATTCCAAGATTGGCTGCTGAATCTGCTCCAGCTTGTATTATACCCGTACCGTCGGCAACGGTAGGCGTAGAACCAGCTAATGATATTTCTAACGGAACACTTGCTGTTCCTGTACCTATCATAAACTTAGTTGGTAATAAGGCTCCATTTGTACTATGTAAAGTCAAATATCCTGATGAAGGTCCTATTTTGCTTCCATCAGTAGCCATAATAAAGTCACCGGTAGCTTTAATTGAGCCTGCTACATAGAGCTTTTCCCAATCACTGTCTGAAGTAAAGTTAGCTGGACCGATAGCATAATTGCCAGTTTTGTATGCTCTAATATTAGTAGAGCTTGTATCTTCCTTCTTAGTCCACATGTCTGAAGAAGGAGATAAAGAATTTAAATAATCGTAAAGTGCATTTTTACTTGGTGCTACATCTGTAACTGCATCCCAAGAAGAGCCATATGCGGTATCGTCAACTTTGTCATCTACTTTCCCTTTAATATATTGTTTAGAGATTAGCCTGTCGTCTAAGACCATCGGCATACCCTTTCGTGGTTTATTGCCTGCTAATTTCTCGTTTTCGAGTCCGTAAGGTTTTCTGTTGACCATGTATTCTCCTATGTAAGGTTGGGTGACTTGTACTTATGGTGTCACCCATACCATTTGTTTTAAACCAGTTGTACTGAACAGTTAGCTTTAATCGCCAATTACAATAACACCAGCTTCAGGTCTGATTACTTTTAATCCATATCTCATGGACATGTAGGAACCAGTAATTCCGAATCCGGGGTTAGCTTCTTCGACGGTTAGTCCACGTCTTTCGACGTAAGCTACAGGCTTTATAGACATATCAAATACACCGAAACGGTTCTTTGGTATGTAGTGGTTCATGTATACGTTTAATCCGAAGAGTTGTCCGACAACTCCGCTGTTTGAAACGTTGTTTACATAATCCAATCCGCCTTTCGGAGAGCCACCAGCTGCATCAGCTGCGACTGAGAAAGGTGCAGTAAAGTCTGCTAAGTTCAATAGAGTTTTATAATGTGAAGGCGAAATCATCAAAGTATCTGCTGTTGCGCCTTTTGCGTTAATTAACTCCATTGCAGCTGTTATATCTGCTAGACCAAGGTCACCAGTTGCATCAGTATCTCCATCTTGAGCTGCGAAGTAGTGTGAACCTGTGTTTGGACCTAAAGCGGCCAAATCGGCTGCACTATATTCACCGTAATCATAAATTCGAACTGCGTCGCCACCGGTTGTTGGAGTCTTAGCGTAGAATCCACCGTGAGCTGCATTTGCGAAAGTTGTTACGTTTGCTTCTGTAGTTGCTGCTGTAATTGATGCACCATTGAATCCAGTACCGAATTCGGATTTATATAATCCGAACACTGTATAGATAAAGTGCTGTGTTACGTGACGCTCGACTGCTCTTCGGGCTTCGTTTAAAGCCAATTCCATTTCTGAAAATCTTGAGTCTTCAAGCATACGTCTGGTGACACCTACTGCCAATCCCCACTCTTTGACTGAAACACGTTCGTTTCTTAAGTCAGTGTGTTGATAATTAGGAGTGTCTCCTTCTTCTATCTGTTCTAGCGCCATGCTAGGTTTTGCGAATGTAATATCTACATCGCCTCCAGTCTCTGTTGTAAATCGCTCTGCAAACTGTGCAATTACGGGCATGCTAGTGACTTTGTAGTCTTGTATAGCATCCTTGTAATCTACAAGTACGCGGTTTGCGGTTGAACTGAGATTGGAAGTCATTAATCCATCTTTTGCTGTTACCATATTTTCACCTTAATACTTGCTTATAGGAGCATTGCCTTTACGAAACCGGTATGGGTAGCGCCTTTTGCTTCTAATGCAACTGCCAATCTCTGGTCTGTTGCTGCAATTCCTGCGTTCTTTGCTAGTCCTGCGTCGTCGTGACTTAGATTATTACCTGCACCGATTGTTCCAGTTGCTTTCAAGAAACAGATTAATCCGCTTCCTGTCATAACTGATGCTGGGTCTCCACTTGTCGCATCGACAAATAGAACACCTATTGCATTTGAACAGTCTGGTAAATCATCTGAAGTTACTACTACGTTTGTTCCATCAAATTTTACGAAGCATCCTGCATCTATATCTGCGCCTGCGTTACCGACTTTCATGATACGTGCTGGGGCTCCCCCATCATTAACTAATATGTTTATTCCTGCTGCCATATTTAATTACCTATTCCTTTTCTTCTCCTTTGAAGACAATTCGTCCGTTTTCCATCGCAAACATGCGTGGGGTTTCTTCTGAATCTGCTTCAACGGGTTGTTCTTCATCACTGTGGGCTTTACCCTTTCCAAAAGTTCTTTCTGAATCTTCTGGGACAGGCATAGACTCCATAGCGATAGAGAAACCTTCTAGCTTAACTTCATCCCAACTAGTGAGCTCCGAAACACGCTCTTCTTTGGATTCGTCGTTGACTTTTCCAAGAAGTGCCTCTTTCTCTACGATAGTGTTTACGAAGGAATCTCTGCGAGCTGATGCTTCTGCTTCTGCTCTCTTGTTTGATTCTTCTTCGAATTTAGCTACCATAGCAAGGGCTTCTTCGTGTTTGGCGTTCAATTCGTCGTAGGAAGTTTTCATCTCTGAAAGTTGGTCTCTCATAGCTGCGAATTCACGCTCTACGATACCTACTTCTTCAGAGGCTGTCTTTTCTACTATTTCTTCTGCCATAGTTTCCTCGCTGTGTGTCCCGTGTGTGTCACAGGCACATGAATCTTTCTCGTGGCCGCCACAGGCGCCTCCACAATCCGATTCTGCTTTCGAATCTTCACCGAATTCACGGTGTTCATCGCATTCCTTTCCGTTTTCTATTGTACATGCGTCACAAACAGGTGTGCGAGTTTCATTATCAATGAAGCTCACCTCAATTGGACGTATATCCGTAGCGAACGGCTCTCCCATGACGTCTATATCTTTGGAGAACCAATCAATACTTACATGCGTCATATCACCGTTTTCTATTTTTTCCAACACTTCATTTGCCTTTGCTGCATCCTTATGGATACGTGCAAGCATTTTGATTGCCTTCTTACCATCATCCATCTCTACTAACTCTGGGTTGATAGCCTTTCCGAGTAAATCGGAGTCAGTCCTCTGATGGTTATAGTAAACAGGAAGCTCGCTAAAAGCTTTTATGTTCTTGTCGAGGATGCTAGGTTCTATAAAAACCTTTTGGTCGCCATCCTCATCATGGGGGCCAGATGTAATTGCAATAACTGGATATTCAATAAAGTCATCCGTTGTTGTTGCCTCTCCTAGTTCCAATGCAAAAGTGCGTTGGTTACCGTCTTTGTCCCCGGCAGTATCAAGGGCGAAGCTTCTTGCTTCAAATGTCCCTTCATCTACCCTCATGCGACACAATCTTGCCGCAGTCTCTTCGTAGTTTTTATCACCGCGCTTTTTGAGCGCAGGAGCTACTTCTATCAAGCATCGCTCGTATACGTATTCGTCGCTCATTTTTCTCTATCCCCCGTTGCGTTAGCAGCTGGTTCATTACCAGCGCGGTTCTCTGTCCTTGCGGACTCTTCTTTCTTATCTTCGTCTTTGCCACCAGAGAGATTTACATTTTCTTCTGTTTCCATCTCTTCTACTATACCTTCTGGGTTTAGACCTCTTTCCAATCTTACTTCTTGAGGTGAAAGAACTCCCTCAGAAAGATAAATCATGTCTGTCTTAGCTTTTAAGAAAGCATCATCAACATTCATGTTACGGAATCTAAATAACGCCTCTCCAGATTCTAATTGTGGCATAAGCTGCTGATTGATAGCTGCTTCTACCATACTCTGAAGATGTCTGACGTATGGTTCAAATATAGGACGTGCCTGTTCAGGTTTGTCCCACATAGTCATAGGCACCTTAAGTGCCATGTGAATTTTCTTTAATAAGTCATCTGTGTATTTACCATACTCAAATGCTCTTTGTGTACCTTGTAGTTCTTTTACTTGTATATCATTACCGTGAATTATATCTTCACCGGGTTCTAATCCGTTGAAGGCTGATACAATTTCATTAATCTTGTCAGGACCATAAGGCATATCGGGAAGTCCAGCGCTAATATCAAACCTACTACTAGCGTATTTGTTGAGAGCAGTACCAATATCCCGTTCTGCATAATCTTTAAGGTCAACCAAGTACAAAATTGGATGGATGTCACTAAGACCATAAGCATAGTCATCAAACGGATTGTTTTTGAACTCAATAATTTCATCTTCTTCAAACCTCACTGATTCTTCGTCAGAACCTAAATCTTGATAGTAGTACTTAATTTGACCATTAGGGTCTCTTTGTACGAACAAGTTTTGAGAAGACCTTAAGACTAAATTGTCCCCGGTAAACTCTAAGTAAGATGTTCCGAAGATTCTACCATTACGTATCCAACTATATAATAGTGTTTCTATATTAATAGTATCAAATAGCTTTGTGATAGCTATTCTCTCTTCATCACTGTCTGTTACAATGTCATATCCGTCTTTGGAAGCGTATAGACATGGTAAGTCTATTAAGGTTCTTACTATAGGGTCAGATAAATAAACGTTCATGTAAGTTCGGTAATCTCCTACCTGCGGTTCCTTACTTCCCCCTTTTTTGCCAAAAGCTGCATCATTGGTTACTTGTAACCTTCGAATAACTCCAGCGCCGTAGCTCTTTGGGTCGTCCTTATTATAGGATGGGTCTTGCCCAACAGTTGCGAAACTGCGCCTTTTGAAAGGCCAATAATCACTCAGAGCCATAGCTATCTTAAACCTTTATGCGAAGCTAGTATATAAAGCTTTCCCTAGATTCCCCCCGGAGTACGCTTATTTACGGGCCTATAGCGTGAAGTTTTAGCAAAAAGACCACCATTCGTATAATTCTGGGCTTTTACAGGTTGTACCCTTGTAGGGGTATTTAAAGTTACCGATGAAAATGACGATTCTGGGGGTAACATACCCAATGCTGCGTGTAAAGCTATTACTGTACTATCGCAATAATCGTCGTGTTTTCCATCTGGTGCAGAGATTTTCTCTGTTTTTTGGGCTGCATCCATGACATATTCTAGTGATATGTGCTCTGCTACCCATTTATTAACTAGCTTAGCTTCATTTGCGGGGAGACCGGTAGGGTCGGGTATTTTAACCTTTCCTTGTTGTAGGTACTGTGCCATATCTCTATATACTTGTGTCTTCGTACCTTTAGGTCCTCCCGTAAATATAAACGGTGTAAAGTGTATTTGTGGTTTACTTTCTATACATGCAAGTCTCATTTCTTGTTCAATCGCGCCACCAATACCCGTAGCGTCAATAATAAGCCTACTAGCGCCAAAG